AGGTTTAGGTATAACCTTAGATGTTAAAGGAGGTAAGTCTCTAATTAAGGCGGGTAAAAACCTTTTAGGTTTATTTACCGGCAAGAAAAAAGGCATGGATAATGTCGATGTTATTCAAGGTGCTGCTAAAGTTACAATGTCAGGTTCTGGTCCAATGGACTTACTTGGTAATAAAGGAAGAGCAGGTTTATTCAAACAATTTAAAACATTATTTAAAAAACCTAAATTATTCTTCAGAGCATTGAAGATGAAAGGTGGGATGTTAGGTAAAATAGTAGGTAATATAGGTACAAGAATATCTAATATGAAATTACCTAATCTTACTAAGATGTTTAGTAAAATAAAGCTACCTAATATTACTAACCTATTTAAAAACTTAAAATTACCAAAGTTACCTAATTTAAAATTACCAAAATTACCAAAGTTTCCAAAGTTACCTAGTTTAAAAATGCCTAAGATACCTAATGTAGGTAAAGGCCTTACTAGTATGTTATCTAAGGTAAAAATACCTCCTGGAGCAGCAACGGGTTTACTAAAGGGTATTGGAGGAAAAGTATTAGCACCGTTAGAATTAGCAATGGGTGCTATAAAAGGTGTTGGTCAAGTAGCAGGTAAATCAGCAGAAGAAAAGAAAGCAGCCGGTATTAAAGAATCTATGGGTACCACAGAAGCTGGTATATTAGGTGCTTTAACTGGAGGAGCAGAAAAAGGATCTATGTTTAGTGAAAAACTAGGTATAGAGAAAGGCGGTGCAGGAGATGAAGCATTAGGTATAGCTACTGCAGGTGCTAGAGGTGCAATGACAGGAGCAGCTATTGGTTCAGTTATTCCTGTTGTAGGTACAGCAGTTGGCGCAGCTGTTGGTGGAGCAATAGGATTAATATCAGAAGGGTTTAAAGTATTCTCAGACCCTAATTCTACACTTAGAAAAGGTGTATCCGAGTTTGCAACTGCTACTTGGGATAAAGCTAAGGAGATAGGTAATAAAGTTAAAGAAGGTGCTAAGATGGTAGGCGCCAAAATTAAAGACTTTGCTATAGGCGTAAAAGATAAAGCAGTTGCAGTAGCAGGCAGAATGAAAGACTTTGCAGTCGGAGTAAAAGACAAAGCTGTAGCATTTGCATCATCAGTAGGTGAAGGAATATCTAACTTTGCTACTGCAGCAACTGAAAAAGCAGCAGCATTTGCAACATCTGTAGGAGAAGGAATAACTAATTTTGCCTCTTCAGCAGCTGATAAAATATCTAACTTTGGAGCGTCTGTAGGTGCCGGTATTATGTCCTTCGCGGATACAGCTAGAGATAAGGCTAAAGCATTCGCAGGAGCAGTTGGAGAAAAAATTGGTAACATAAGAGGGAAGATAGGAGAATTTTTAGAAGCTAATGACGGCTTAGTCGGAGGTATTAGAGCAGCAGCATCAGGATTAGCTAGTAAAGCATCTGAATGGTTTGGTTCTAAAGTGCAGGGTTTAAAAGATTGGTGGAACGGTGATTCAAAAGATAAAACAAAAGATGCAGCTCCACAAATAAAAGAAGCAGAAATCAAAAAAGTTACCACTCCATTAGTAAATATGTCTGCACAACAATCTAAGGAATTAATGGGTGCTCTAAATACTGCGTTAACTAAAGGAGCAGAGAATACTGTAAAGGCTGTTAACACCTTCGGAGACAATATAGAACCTTTTATAACTGAGAGTAAAGTAACTGCAGAATCTCAGTTAAATGAATTAAAGCAGATGAAAAAAGAATCTGATGCACAGCATCGTAAGGAAATGACTGCTTCACAAGTTCAAATAGCTTTACTGATAAAAATAGCAAACACAAATATGAAAGAAATCAAAATGGATAGTTATACTGTAGCAAAAGCATTAAATTCAAATTATTAGATATTTATTACTATATATAAACAATTAAATTAAATTAAAATTATGGCACTTATTGATTCATTAAACTCTACAACATTAGGGTTAAACGGCGAAACACCTCCGAACAGAGAAGGAGCATCAGCAGATACTTCTAAAGTACATGTAGATGGTGGAACACAAACAGCTGATCATTCAGCTCTAGATTTAGACGGAGCAGCACCAGCTAAATACACAGACAACCCACCAACATAGAAATATGGCATTAGTAGATCTAAAAACAGATCTAAAGTCTTTAAAATTTGAGAGTGGGCTAAATAGAAAGCCTTTTGTCGTTAAGGATATAGATCAACGAGGCGGAAGAAATAACGCTTTTGATGTTATCGGAATACAAGCAGCTAAGAGATTAGATGATGTTATTCGTATGGCAAAACTCGTTGTGGCTAAACCTGGCTTAACTTATGCAGCTAAAAATGCATTAGAAGGAGTAATACACGGTGTTGAAGCTAGTAAACTTTACGAATCAGGACCAGGTTTAGGTAAGGAAATGCTTGCTAAAGCAAAAGACATACTTGCAACCGCAGTTACTAATACAGGACAAACAGCTGTTAATGGGTTAGGAATTCACCTTCATAAAGGAATGTTAGAACTAGCCGGTGATGATCGTCAGTACTTAGAAACTGTTAAGGTAGCCAAGTTATCAACCCCTTCACATTCGACACAAATATCTCAAGGTATAAAGAAGTCTAAAAAGCTAACAATTGCAACCGATGATTTGAAAAAATACGGTAAAATAAATTATTTAAAAAAACCTAACAACTCAACAAAATTCGATATAGTTAATCATAGCGAAGGTAAAACAGAATTGCAAGATGATATTATTAAATTTGCTTTTACTATCTTACCTCAAAAACAAGGAGATCCTAAAACTGTGCTACAATTCAGAGCGTACCTAACTTCAATGAGTGATTCTTACTCTGGTAATTGGAATAAAACACAAATGTTAGGTAGACCTGAGAATTTTAAAAGTTATCAAGGATTTGAAAGAAATATTAACATAGGATTTAAAGTAGCAGCAGAAACTAGAAAAGATTTACTACCGATATATAGAAAACTTAACCTTTTGGCTTCAACAACAGCACCTACATTTGACGAAACTGGGTTGTTTATGCAAGGTACCTTAATAAGAATGAAGGTAGGAGATTACTTTGATAATCAATTATGCAATGTAGAAAATGTTGCTTTAAGTTGGGCTATAGATTACCCATGGGAAGTTCAACTGCAAGGAAAAGATAAAGAAGACGATGTTCAAATACTCCCTCATGTATTAGATGTAAGTATGACTCTAGGAGCAATTCATGAATTCGTTCCTCAAGCAGACAAAAAACTGACCTTCTTTGGACATGCAGGTGTATTGAAAGATGGTTCTGAAACTGAAACTCATAAAGGTTTATTTTCAACAGAAGGAAACGATAAGGATAGTAAGATTTACGAAGATAGTCCGGGTATTTAATAAAAGTATAAATTAAAAGTTAAACTGTGAGTAGATATAAATCTATAAAAGGAGCAATAACAGAAGAAGGAAGAAGATACATAGTAAATGCTGTATATCCAGACATACCTGCTACTGTAGATGATATTTACGTTATTACAACTGGAGGAGACAGGTACGATACATTAGCACAACAGTTTTATTCAAATAAATCATACTGGTGGATAATATCTACAGCTAATCCAGGGTCAAACACAGATTCACTTTCTGTAAAACCTGGCATACAGTTACGTATACCAGCAAACCCTACAGAAGTAATAAAAGCATATAATAGGTTAAACAAAATTAGATAGTTATGGCTAAACAAGGAATTTTCTTCGAAAAGCCTCTTCCATCACTTGAAACATTTGATAAAGAAGTAAAAAAACAGTTAGAGTTAAGGGAGAAGCTTTATTCGCATAGTAATAAATTGGATACTTTAGACCCGAACTTTAAAGCTCAATTTTTACATGGGAATAACGGTTGGGTAAAATTAACTTCCGGTATTAGCGTTGATGGTGACGCTGGAAAAGCAGCTGAAAATAACATACTACTAGGAGGAGTTCTATATAAAGATGATACTCAATACAAACTACGTTCCGGATTATCACAAGAATCATTTTTAGACGGTAGCAACGAGGGTGCTTATAATATTGCCCAAGGAGTTTCTGGAGAGGCAAAGGATAAAGTAGCTGAAGGGTACGTTCCTATGCCAGGTATCACTTCTTTCGATGTTAAGAATAGAGGTAATAGTGGGTTTACAAGAGAAGCATCGTTTAAAGTAAAGTGTTTTTCTCTTGAACAGCTTTCTATCTTAGAGAAACTTTATTTAAGACCTGGATTTAAGTGTTTAGTAGAGTGGGGACATACAGTTTTTGCAACTGAAAACATAGAGGAAAAAAAAGATGCAGAGAAAAAAACATTCATAGAGGGCACTACCACGGTAATAGGAAGTGATGAATCAGGAATACAGACAATAGATCTTGCTTCCTCAGACGCACTTAAAGAGGATAATATAAAAATGGCTGGAGCTAAGATCATTGGACAAACCCAGCATAATTATGACTTCTTTATAGGTATAATAAAAAATTACAATTGGACATATGAACAAGATGGGTATACTTTAGATATTCAACTTATGGGAAAAGGAGCAATGTCGACTTTTCTAAAAGAAATGTACGGTGGAAACGCTAATGAAGAGGATTCAGACGATGAGAAAGATACGGGTGTTGAATTTTCTAATGAAGGTAGCAGTACCTTTAAAAAACTTTTACAGAGAATAAACGCTGGAGCTCAAAAAGGACAGCAAGAAGTTGAGAACAAAGACAGTATAGTAGTAGAATGTGATAGTGAAGCATTAATTAAAAATATTAAACGTTCTTACGAAAAATCTTTTACCGGTATTGACAACCTACTTAACGGTGAAGATGAAAAAATACCTTTTGAGTTTAAAGCTTATAGAGCAGCATTTAGTAATACAAACAGAAAGGTAAGGGGTAAGTTTACATATATAAGTATGAGATACCTATTAGGAATGATAAATTACTTCTTCCTGAATAGACCTAATGAAGAAGACCCGGAACCAGAAGGTAAATTTAACACTACTCCCGGTTTTAATTTCTACTTAACATATAAGGAACACTTTAGTATTGACCCAGCAGTATGCTTACTACCACAGCAAACAAGCTTTGGACTTAATACCTCAGCTATCCCTGGGAGTAGAGATAAGAACCAAGGGGACATATTAGAGTTACAGATAAGTACTGATTTTCTAGTTCAGGAATATGATAATTTACGTAATAATAGTAAAAAAGAAAAAATTGAATTAAGTATAGGAACATACTTAAAGAACGTACTGGAAAAAATAGAAGATAGTTTAGGTTCTATAAATGAATTTGAACTATATAACAATTATTATTTAAAAAAGGAATTGGGACCAAGTATGGTAATTGATCTTCAACTACTCCCAAGACCTGAAGGTCAGGAAGAAGATTACAAAATGATTAGTCCTCAAGGATTAAAATCTTTTGTTAGAGAATTTTCATTTAACAGTGAACTTTCAAACTCTATGATTAACCTGATAACAAGTCAGGCAATTGTACATGGAGAAAATGCTGGAGATGCAACTTCTAGCGGATTATCAGCATTTAACTCAGGTATTTCATCTAGATTTACATCAGATCCAGCAGGTAAAGAGTTGACAGCATATGCTAAATCAAGAGAAGCTGCAAAAGCAGAAACAAAAGCCAAAACATTAGCTGATGTAGAAGGAGTATTCGGGAAGTTTAAATATGATGAAGAAAAAATAAAGGGTATTAAAGCAGATGCTACATCTTTGATTAGAAGTGGGCTTAATGACGACTTAAAAAAATCTAAACCTAAAAGAGGTCATATTGGAGCAAAAGTATCTATGAAAATGATGGGCATTGGAGGATTAAAAGCACTTCAGTACTTTACTCTTCCTCCTGAAATACTTCCCTCAGCATATTCTGACAACATATTAGTAGGATTTCAAGTTAACAATGTTTCACATGAAATTAGTAACAATGAATGGTTATCAACTATTGAGGCTAATGCTATAATATTAAAACAGTAAAATAAGTAAATGTATTTACCTAAATCAAAATATAAAGGACCATTTACGGCAGCAGACGGAGCTAAAAAAGTTCTAGTGTTGGATACTAAAGAAGTGTACAAAGGAAAGTACTTTGTTACATATAAGGATGAACTATTTGAAGGTCGATTCCCTAAGGAAGCAGGTCGTAAGTTAATATTTCAAGATACGCTACTAAAAAAAGAGGAAGAAAAAAACACACCATTAAAACCTATCCCTAGCTTAGTAATACCAGTAGAAGCTGATTATGAAAATAAAAAATTTAAAAGGTACTTTTCAAGGGATAGAAGATCCGGTAAGATAGTAGAGTTAAATTTAAAAGAATTTAAAAAAGTTAAAAAGTACCCTTCGTATAAATGTATAGAACTTGAATGGTGGATTGAAGGTCCAGTAAATGATACTCTCTACAACGGTTATGTATATAAAGGAGCATCTACAAGAAATTTAGAAACCCTTAATTCTCATGTAAAAGACTTTACTGGAATAAAAGATTACTTATATGCACTAGATGAGTTTGTAGTTTAAAATATATTTCGTATATTGTATTAAACTAAAGGTTACAAGATAAGTGTTTTATATAGTAGAGAAAGAAAATTGTTTAAATGCCCTGCAAAGTCTAATTAAATTAGGTTGCTTTGTTGATATCATACCATCTAACTATAATTACCATCCAAAGTTAACTTCTACGGTAGCAGTCTACATTAAACTCTTAACAACTGAAAAAGGTTTTATTATACCACTAACTCATACTGAAGGTATTAACGTTTCAAAAGAACGTGTCTACGAATTACTATCATCTACCGATAAACTATATACATTAAATAAGAAAGAGCTTCTCTATCACTTTAATCTACAATCTGCTATAGATCTTTCACTACTTTACTCTATGAATAAATTCGATAAGTTAGAGTATAGCAGAAGCAGTAAAATAATTAACTCTTTTTATAGTAGGTATAAGGATATAAAAAATATTAATGAGATAATTCCTATAACTAAACTATACGAATCATCAGAAAACATATTTCGTGGGATTAAACATATAATTGATTTCGATATACCCAACGGTTTTGATTTTTATAATAAAACTGCAACTAATATATTCTACTTACTAGAACAACCAGGTGTAGGAATTAAATACGATGCTTTTAATAAAATATTTAAACCAAAAGATCCTTTATATAATACTGTAGATAATAGAGTACTAAGTCAATACAACCTGTATAATGTTACTTCTAGACCAACTAATTCCTTCAACAGTGTAAACTTTGCAGCAATACCTCACACAGAGGAACATAGAAAATGCTTTAATCCGGTTAATGATTACTTTGTAGAATTTGATTTTGACGGATACCATTTAAGATTACTAGCAGAACAGATAGAATATCAGCTAACATCAGAGTCTGCTCATAAACAGTTAGCTAGATTATACTTTAATAAGAAAGAAATTACAGATGACGAATACAAACAAGCAAAACAAATTAACTTTCACGCAATTTATGGAAAAATCCCAGAAAAGTACGGTCACCTCGACGTATTTAAGAGAATTGATGATTATATCAAAAAGCTATGGGAACGATACGAAAATGACGGAGAAGTCCTGGCACCAATTAGTGGAAAGCCTTTCACAACAGCTTTAAAGAAGATGAATCCACAGAAACTAATGAATTACGTAATGCAATCACTAGAAACATCTAGAAATATTGTAATACTTAAGGAATTACTTAAATATTTAAAAACTAAAAAAACGACTATAAGTCTTTACACTTATGACTCTATAATTATGGACTTTAATAAAGAAGACGGTAGAGATACCCTCGAAAATATTAAAAACATAATGGAAGAGGGGGGTAAATACCCTGTATCATTTAAGTACAGTAAAGATTTAAGTTTATGATATTAACTTATATTTATATAAAATGACAAATGTTATAGAGAATCGGTTCGACTACGATATAGAACCACTATGGAATACCGAAGATATGAGCAATAAACTATTTTGCACTTTTACAACAGAAGACACTTTAGAACCTACATTAGAGGTTATAAAAGAAAAGTACTCTATTATGTACAATAAGATTTTTGTGCTTTATTCAAAAAGCCAAGACGAATACATATGTACATATAATGTAGATTTCGCAAATGTATCTAATTTTATTGACAACACAATCTTAGTACATAGAAAGAAAGAATCAAATACACTGTATACTATAAATGCTCTGAATACCCTTATAAAGGAACTAAACGGAGGAGAATTAGATACTTCATACAGAGTTAACTGGTCAGATTACCGCAATTGCGTACTTTTAACTAAGGGATCTGAGCTAAAAAGAGTTAATACAAAACTTTTTCGTATAATAGAGTTGGAGAACTAAAATATAGTTCGTATATTGTATTAATAATAAATGTTTTAAATAATAAATGTTACACTATGGATATTAACGCTATCAAGGCTAAACTAGACGCCTTAAACTCTAATGGTCAGGAGAGAGAAAAAACAGACTACTCAAAGATTTTTTGGAAACCAGCAATTGGAAAACAGACTGTACGTTTAGTACCATCTGCTTTTGATCCTGCTATGCCATTTAAAGAATTAAAGTTCCACTACGGTATTGGAAAGTACCCTATGGTAGCTTTATCTAATTTTGGAAAGCAAGACCCTATTGAAGAGTTTGTAAAAGAATTAAAAAAGACATCAGATAAAGATAACTGGTCTCTTGCAGGTAAAATTTCACCAAAGACACGTATTTTTGCTCCAGTAGTAGTACGAGGAGAAGAAGATAAAGGAGTACGTATTTGGGGATTCGGAGTTACAATTTACAGAGCTCTATTGGCATTAATTGCTGATGAGGATATTGGAGATATAACAGATGTTATTAACGGATGGGATTTAGTTGTAGAACAAGTACAAGGAAACCCTTACCCTGAAACTTCTGTACGTATTAAACCAAGACAGACACCTCTATCAGACAATAATGATGAAGTTGACACTTGGATGAAAACACAACCAAATCCAACTGAAGTTCATTCTCAATACGATTATGAGTTTATTAAGAAACAACTTCAAAATTACTTAAACCCAGGATCAGCAGATGAGTCGAGTACTCCTACAACCCCTGCTGCAGATACAAAACTGCCAGAAAGCTTAGGTCAAAATAAAACAGACTTTACTTTAGAGACAGCTACTGCAGGTAAGCAAGACACAGTTAGTAAATTTGATGACTTATTCAACGAGTAAATATGGCCAAACAGAGAAAAGAAGTAAAAGCTGCCGCATCAGCGGCAGTAAAAAAGGGCTTTAACTTAGGCAACTTTAAAAAGAAGAAAGGTTTTTCTAATGCATCTGTAAAGTTTAAAGAGCAAGGATGGATTCCTTTATCGAAAGCATTTCAAGATATAACCTCACTACCGGGTATCCCTACAGGGCATATAACCCTATTGAGAGGTCATAGTGATACTGGAAAGACTACTGCTTTATTAGAAGCAGCTGTAAATGCACAAAAACAAGGTGTACTACCAGTATTCATTATTTCAGAGATGAAGTGGTCATGGGAACATGCTAAAGAGATGGGATTAGAATTTACAGAGGTTCTAGATGAGCACGGTAAAGTAACAGATTACGAAGGCTTTTTCTTATACGCAGATAGAGGTACGTTAAACACGATCGAAGAAGTAGCTGTTCATATGGCTGACTTAATAGATGAGCAAACGAAAGGTAACTTACCTCACGATATGTGTTTCTTCTGGGATTCTATTGGATCTATACCTTGTGATTTATCAGTACGTTCTAATAAGAACAATAATGAATGGAATGCAGGAGCTATGTCTACCCAATTCGGTAATAATTTGAATCAAAAGATTCTATTATCTAGGAAAGAGAACTCACCTTATACAAATACTCTAGTAGCTATTAATAAGGTATGGACTATGAAACCGGAACATCCTATGGGTCAACCTAAATTACAGAACAAGGGAGGAATGTCAATGTGGTATGATGCTACGTTAGTTGTTACTTTTGGTAATATTACAAACCCTGGAACATCTAAGATAAAAGCGGTTAAAAACGGCCTTCAAGTAGAGTTTGCTAAAAGGACTAACATCCAGATAGAAAAGAATCATATCGGAGGAGTACAATCTAGAGGTAGAGTTGTAATGACATCGCATGGTTTTATTGAAGATGATAAAAAAGCTATTGATAAGTATAGAGATGCACATAAAGAGCATTGGCTGAAATTAGTTGGTTCTATTGACTTTGATCTTATTGAAGAAGGAGATTTAGAAGAAACACCTATAACAGCTAACTTATTAGATTAATGGCATACGATAACATACTCAAAAATTTAAAACAGACCCCACCCCGATCGCTGAACGATCATATCCTGATTGTTGATGCAATGAATATGCTCATTAGATCATTTTCATTACTCAAAGCGATGAATCCCGACGGCCACCATATCGGTGGCCTGGTTGGATTCTTAAGATCGTTAGGGTATGTAACTAGGATTTTTGATCCCACTAGGGTAGTCGTAGTCTGGGACGGTAAAGGAGGATCAGCTAATAGGAAGAATATAGATCCTAACTATAAAGCAAATCGTGCAACATCTAGAATAACACACTGGGGACTTTACGATACTAAGGAAGAAGAAACCGAAGCTTTAATAGGGCAGTTATACAGGGTACAAGATTATTTAGATTGTTTACCCATTCAGCAATTATCTATGGAAAAATTAGAAGCTGATGATGTAATAGCATATATAGCTAATGAAGCAGGTGCTTCAGCTAAGGTTAATAAAGTAACAATCGTATCATCAGATAAAGATTTTTTACAGCTAGTAGATAACACTATTGAAGTATATGCTCCAGTTAAGAAGAAAACTTTTACTAAGGATAATATATTTGAAGAACTAAAAGTATTGCCAGAAAACTATAATGTAGTTAAAGCTTTACTAGGAGATAACTCAGATAATTTAGCTGGTGTGAAAGGTCTAGGTATAAAAACAATAGTATCTGAATTTCCAAACTTACTAAAAGACCCTACTTGTGATTTACAGTACGTTTACGATACTTGTGCTGCTAAATTGGAAGAAAAAAAGGTTAAGAAAATATTCCCTAAAATTATTACGGAGTGGGATAGAGTTGAAACTAACTTTCAGTTAATGGACTTAAATGTTTCAGATTTAGATGACAAAGAAAAAGAGTTTGTTAATGAGGTAATTAAATCCCCTATTAATGACTTACAGACAGGTGCTTTTCTACACCTATTAGATCAAGACAAAATTGAAGGTATCACCAAAAACACAGAAGGTTGGTTAGATAACTTCAAAGGTCTTAGGTTTGTTAAATAGATAAAAAAAAGTGGAGAAAAAGACAGCTATTTAGTTGCTTTTGACTCTTAAATTAGTTATATTAAATAAAAGGTTTTACATGACACTAAAAAGCTTACAGCAATACGGGAAGGGGTTCCAACTAAAGGTACTAGGATCTTTACTAACAGATAAAAAATTCTTACTAAACGTAAGAGATGTACTAAGCGAAGATTATTTTGACGCTGATACACATAAATGGATTACAAATCAGATTATATCTTATTTTGATAAGTACCATACTACTGTTACAATGGATGTACTTAAAGTAGAACTTCAAAAACTAGAGAACGAAGTCCTTATAGTAGCTCTAAAGGAAGAGCTTAGAAATTCCTATCAAGCATCTCAAGATGATTTAGATTACGTACAGGAAGAATTTACTACTTTTTGTAAGAATCAAGAAATGAAACAAGCCATTCTTAACTCTGCAGATTTATTAAAACTTGGAGACTTTGACGGTATTCGAGATATGGTAGAAAAAGCTATGAAAGCAGGTATGGATAAGAATATAGGCCACGAATATAACAAAGACATAGAAAGTCGTTATAGAGAAAATTATAGACCTACTATACCAACACCATGGCCAGTGTTAAATGATGGAATTCAAGGTGGATTCGGACCAGGAGATCTAGCTATCGTATTCGGTAACCCAGGAGGAGGTAAAAGTTGGACTTGTGTAGCTATGGCAGCACATGCTGTTAAAATGGGGTACAACGTTAATTACTATACTTTAGAATTAGGAGAAGACTATGTAGGTAAACGATTTGACTGCTACCTTACAGGTTACTCTATTGACGAAGTAAACGAACATCGAGAAGAGGTACAGAAGATAGTAGGAGGCTTAAAAGGTAAACTTATAGTTAAAGAGTATCCACCTAAAGGAGCGACAGTAAATACCGTTAAATCCCATATTCAAAAGTGTATCGATATGGATCATAAACCAGATCTAGTTGTTATTGACTACGTTGATTACTTAAGAGCGCCATCAAAAGGTAAATTCTCTGAACGTAAGGATGAAATAGATGATGTATTTATAGCAACTAAAGGTTTAGCTAAGGAGTTTAAGATTCCTGTAATTACTCCATCTCAAGTTAACAGAATGGGTGCAAAGGATTCAGTTATTGAAGGAGATAAAGCAGCAGGTTCTTATGATAAAATGATGGTAGCAGATATGTGTTTCTCTTTATCTAGGATGAAAGAGGATAAAGTACTAGGAACAGGTAGATGGCACGTTATGAAAAACAGATACGGTATGGACGGTATGACATATAATTTAAAAATGGATACTAATAACGGTCATATCACATTTGACGGAGAAGCTAACCCGGAGGATCTTATACCAGGCAATGACGCACCTAACTTTACTTTGTCACGTGAGACTATGTCACAGATTTTTGATAAAAAGTAATAAAACCATCACAGGAAATCAAAATATATATGCTATTTATCAAAGCGTCCTCGAGGAACTAAATAGCAAAGCCTCGGGGACTTTCCTGTCTTATTAACATTAAAATATATAAAAATATATGAGTCTATTAGAAGAACGCATTGTTTACAAACCATTTGAATATCCAAAAGCTTATGACTTTTGGCTCAAACAACAACAAGCACACTGGTTACACACTGAAGTACCAATGTCCCAAGACGTAACCGATTGGGCTAGCAATCTTAAATTACATGAAAAAAATGTAGTTGGAGGAATACTTAAAGGATTCGCACAAACAGAAACAATAGTAAATGATTATTGGTCTACCTTGGTAACTAAGTGGTTTAGGAAACCTGAAGTTATTATGATGGGTACAACATTAGGCTCTTCAGAAACTATACATGCAGAGGCATATTCACTTCTTAACGAACAGTTAGGTTTGGATAACTTTGCTGAATTTTTAGAAGATGAAGCGACTATGGCTAAGATAGAAGCATTAATGAAGGTTAGAGATAACCATGACGGTACTCCTAACTGGCACCAAAGAGCTGTATCTCTCGCAATTTTTTCTGCATTTACAGAAGGTGTTAACTTATTTAGTTCCTTTGCTGTGTTACTTTCTTTTAAAATGAGAAACCTCCTTAAAGGGGTAGGACAGATAGTAGAATGGTCTGTAAGAGATGAATCACTACATTCAGAAGCAGGATGTTGGTTATTTAGAACCCTTATGAAAGAACATCCAGAATTTAAGACTCCTGAACTTATTAGAGATATTGAAGAAGCAGCTCATGGAGCAGTTAAGCTAGAGTTTGATTTTATAGATAAAATATTTGAAATGGGGGATCTAGAAAATTTAAGCAAGGAAGAATTAAAAAACTTTATTAAACATAGAGTTAACACAAAGATGGCTGATTTAGGATTAAAGCCTATAATTCCTGCAAAAGATATTGATAAAGGAGCACTAAAGACAATGAAATGGTTTGATGCTGTAATTGCAGGTAAACAACAAACTGATTTCTTCGCAAGCAGAGTTACAAACTATAGCAAAGGCCATGTAGATTGGTCAACAGCATTTTAAAATAAAGGTAAATGAGCATAATAACAGACACAAGCGAATGGATAGCTGGAAAGGACTATCCAGAATGGATGAATGAAGTATCAATAGCGACTATATCTAAAGGGTACTTAGGACAAGGAGAAAATGTTAAAACAGCATATAGAAGAGTAGCTTCTACCGTAGCAAAAAGATTAGACCGTCCAGATCTAGAAAATAAATTTTTTAGGTATATGTGGAAAGGATGGTTGAACTTAGCCTCCCCGGTACTTTCAAACACCGGAACCGATAAAGGACTGCCAATCTCATGTTTTGGTATCGATACACCCGACTCGATACGAGGTATTGGATTAACCAATGCTGAATTAATGAGATTGACTTCCCTTGGCGGTGGAGTAGGAATAGGACTAAGTAAAGTCAGAGGAAGAGGAGAAAAGATAGGAAACGAGGTAGGACAATCAGAAGGAATTGTACCTTGGGCTAAGATTTACGACTCTACTATAATTGCAACCAATCAAGGCTCAGTAAGAAGAGGAGCAGCTTCAGTAAATTTAGATATTAATCACCCAGATATTCATGAATTCCTAGAGATACGAAGACCAAAAGGAGACCCTAACAGACAATGTTTAAATTTACACCAATGTGTAAATGTAGATGATTCTTTTATGCAAAAACTAGAACATAGGGACCCAGATGCAATGGAATTGTGGATTAAAATTCTTAAATCTAGAATGGAAACAGGAGAACCTTATATTATGTTTGGGGATACTGTTAATAATAACAATCCATTAGCGTATAAGAAAAATAATCTAGATGTTTCAATGACTAATATATGTTCTGAAATTACTCTACATACAGATGAAGAACATTCTTTTATATGTTGCTTATCTTCTGTTAATCTAACAAGATGGCATGAATGGAAAAACTCAGATTTAATAGAAACAGCCATTTACTTTCTAGACGGAGTATTAGAGGAATTTTTAGCAAAGACTTCTGGTAGAGATTCATTAATAAGGTCTCACAGATCAGCTAAAAAAGGAAGAGCAATCGGGTTAGGAGTACTAGGATGGCATACATTCTTGCAGAATGAAAGAGTACCTTTTAATTCAATAGCAGCTACATCCTTTACCCACCAGATATTCTCAGATATTAGACAAAAAGCAGAAAATGCATCTCGTAAATTAGCAGATGAGTACGGTGAACCTCTATGGTGTAAAGGTACAGGAATGAGGAACAGTCATTTACTGGCAATTGCACCTACAGTATCAAACAGTACCATATCAGGAGGAGTATCTGCAGGTATAGAACCTGTACCAGCTAACATATATACATTCAACTCAGCGAAAGGTACATTTATTAGGAAAAACCCTGCATTAGAAAGTTATTTAGAAGAAACAGGTTCAAATACAGAAGAAGTATGGGACCAAATTATGAGAGATAGAGGATCTATAGCAAACCTACCTGAAAGTATAATGCCAGCTGAAGATAAAGAGATATTCTATACATTTGCAGAAATTAATCAATTAGCACTTGTTGAACAAGCAGGAGCTAGACAGCAATATATAGATCAAACTCAATCATTAAATTTAGCATTTGATCCAACAGATAGTCCTAAATTTATAAACGAAGTACATCAAGCTGCATGGAGATTTGGAGTAAAAACACTTTATTACCTACGTACAGATTCAGTTATTAATGGAGACATAGGAAGTAGAACTAGTGAAGACTGTTTATCCTGTGATGGGTAGTACTTTAAATTAGATTATTAATAAAAGGTTAAAAGTTATAGGATACTATTTATATTAGATGAAGACAGTAAGAATAAAGAATACATCGAGATCAGTTGATATTTTCCAATGCAAAGTATACCATACTACTATTGCAGACGGTAATCTTTTGACTACAGCTGTTTCATCTAGCGGAGTGTTTACAGGATTAGACCTATTTAATGGAATTAATTTTACGGTAGAAGATTATGTAGATCAATTTCTGATTGAAACTATAACTATCGATAATTGCACAGGTGCTACTTGTACATCCTGTACTAATAAAGGCTCAGGAAGTATTTCCGGAAACACTTTTAATAATAGTGTTGATTTTTATATCAATAGCGGTAGATTTGGTAAAGTAAATTATGAAGGAGAACTTAGCGGATCAGTAGATAGTGCAAATGATGCAAATCTGACTGGAATACTAAATAATTTTACAACTTTTCCAAAACTAACATTAACTTCCGTTTCGGACCCTAACTATGCATTTGAAGGATGGTATGATAATGCTGCCAGATCAGGATCAGCACTCTCAACTAATACAGAAGTAGAAATTAATTCTGGTAGCTTTGATGGAAATACTAACTGGTACGTTAAGTACCAAAATAATGAACCATCGTTTAGGTTAAATACTGTCGACGGTACAGTAATAACAGCTTTCAATGCAGCACGTAATGAAAATGCAATAGCTGAAGATATAGCTACATTTTATTTTTCGGATATAGATTTAGACCCGTTAACAATTGTTCCAGGAAGTGATTCTGATGGGCATTTTTCATTTACAACATATACCGGTGCTACTAATGAGGATAATTATGTTACTTTAGCACAGGTTACTAGCTCTCTAAATTATGAATATAAAACTAGCTACGACCTAACATTAACAGCAACTGACGGAACATCAAATACTGTACTGCAAATTGAAATATCAGTAGTAGATAACCTTGCACCTATAATAGTAGATAGTACATTAAATAATTTTGGTGAAAATCCAACAAATGGAGATGTAGTAGCTGAACTTTCAGGAAGCGTTACAGATCCAGAAGGTGACCCTATCACATATGTTAGTTTTACACCAGTAAGCGCTACAATATACGGGGTACCTGTTGATTTGACTTCTTTTAGCGGAACCGGATATACTGATCCTTCAGCAGATCCTTTTGTAATGAGTGCTGCAGGAAAAGTTATAAGTAAAAATAATGTATGGTTAAATCATAAAGTAATTGATAAGTATATTTACGAACTATCTGTAAAAGACGATTATAATGATATAGTAACCGGCACGTTTACTATACCGGTAGAAGCCGATGCAGGCACAGTCACTATTAGTACTGACGGAGACAGTCAAGTATACGTAGTAGAATCAGGAACAGCAACACATCTAGTATATGATAATACATCAGGAAACTCAGGCGCTGTAGCTACATTTACATCAAACAAATCAGTTACTTGGAGCGTATCAGATCCTAATTCATTTTTATCAATTAATAGTGGAGGGCAATTATCCCTTATAGGATCAATATCACCAACATACTCAGACGGAGACGACTTTCAAGCAGTTATAACAGCTACAGATGCAGACGGCAGAACTGCTACTATATCGATTACAGTAAATATTACTCCTGATCAAACAGTACCGCTTATATACGGTTTTGGAACCTCATCAATAGCACATATTATAGAATCTGCAATAACATCAGACCCTGTTTACTTTAGTTCATATATGACACCAGGAACCGAAGTACAGTTAACTTCTGATCAAGCAGTTACCTGGACTGCAGAACCAAGTTACTTACAGGTTGATAGTAGTGGGAACTTAACATTATCAAGTGATATATCAGGATCTGCAATTATACATCCTGCAGTAGTTGCAAGTAAAATTATTGCAACAAACTTGTACGGAACAACAGGTAGTTTTGACTTTGATCTTAATATTAGAGAGAATAAAGCACCAGTAATTACATTTACAGATGTATTTAGCTCTAACCCAACTGATACTCAAACTGCAACTGGAGTAACCCTTGTTACTGTATCTATTTCAGATGAAGAAGGGGATACAATAGAGCATGGTTCATTTACATTTACAGATGCAAGTAATCAATTGTCAGCATCAAAAGACAGTACTAGTGACGTATACTATATACAAGCTAAGAATCAACTATCAGCTAGCACCAATTACCCGTATACTATCACTATAGAAGATGTACACGGATTTAGTATTGGATCTGGAACTGATACTATTACTGTTGACGCAGGCGCTAGATACCTACAGCTAAGAAAACACACACCTTTATCAGCTACCATTTCAGGTTCAGTTGAGGAAACCAGTCCAGCTAATATAGGAGTTTTTGAACTAACCGGTGAAAATATTGTTGACGGCACAAAAGTGGATTACATATTCTTTTCTTCACCTGCAAACCCTGATCTCTATGCTATACCCGGAGTAGACTTTACATATTCAGCCAACGAATTTGTAATGAATAATAATACCGGCTCAATAACAGTCAATATAGTAGAAGACAGAATAGGAGAAAGATCATTCGAAAATATTAA